GATGAATGGCAAGCTGACTTAGATAGAGTAAACGCAATACAGTAGAGGTAGTATGGAAGATTGGCTAAGAGTTGCTAAACAAAAGCTAGATAAAATGCCTAAAGAAGCAAAGGAGCTTAGGGAAGCAGCCTTAAACGATTTATATTCCTTTGCTAAGCTTGTAAATCCGGGGTATATGTATGGGCAAGTGCACATTGACATATACAAGTGGATGCAAGACTACACCTTATATGGCCGTGGTGATAATATCACAGCTAATAAGCTTATTATGCTACCTAGGGCACACCTTAAGTCCCACATGGTCGCTACGTGGTGTGCATGGATTATAGCACGTCACCCAGAAGTAACTATACTGTATGTATCTGCAACAGCAGGTCTAGCAGAGACACAGTTGTACGCTATACAGAACATATTAGCATCATCTGTGTTTATGAGATTCTTCCCTGAGTACATTAACCCACAAGAAGGTAAGCGTGAAAAATGGTCTTCGACTAAAATATCTGTTGACCATGAGCGTAGACGTATTGAAGGTATAAGGGATGCTACAATATCTACAGCAGGTTTGACTACCAACACAACTGGTTGGCACGCTGATGTAATTGTGGCAGACGATTTGGTAGTGCCAGAGAATGCCTACACTGAAGATGGCAGGGATAGTGTATCTAAGAAATCATCTCAGTTTACGTCTATACGTAACGCTGGGGGATTTACTATGGCTTGTGGTACTAGGTATCACCCCAAAGATGTGTACGCTACATGGAAAGCACAGGAGTATGACATATACAATGATGAAAATGAAATTGTAGGCAAAGACCCTGTATGGAACATTAAAGAGTACGCAGTAGAACAAGATGAAATGTTTATCTGGCCTCGTAGAGTGAGAGGTGATGGTAAAGCGTTTGGATTTGACTTACAAACTCTAGCTAGGATACGTGCAGAATACTCAGACAGAACCCAGTTCTACGCTCAGTATTACAATGACCCGAATGATAAAGGGTCTAATCGTATACAGAATGAACGATTCATGTATGCTGACAAAAAGTTCTTAAAGTCTGATGGTGGTAATTGGTTCTATAAACGTGATAAACTAAATATATATGCCTCTATAGATTTTGCGTTTAGCTTAAGCAAGAAAGCCGATTTCACGGCTATTGTGGTTATAGGCATAGACTCAGAAGGTTATATATACGTAGTAGATATAGCTAGATTTAAGACTGATAAAATAGACGACTACTTCCGTGAGATATGTAGACTACACTCTAAGTGGAACTTTAAGAAGCTAAGGGCAGAAGTAACTGTAGCGCAAAGTGTTATAGCTAGAGACCTAAAAGACCGTATACGCGCTGACGGACTACGCTTGTCAATAGATGAGTATAGGCCTAACAGACACCAAGGTCGTAAGGAAGAGCGTATTGCTGCTGCACTAGAGCATAGATATGAGAACCAGACTATGTACCATTTTGAAGGTGGTTACACAAGTGAGCTTGAAGAAGAGTTAGTATTGGCTAGACCAACACACGATGATATAAAAGATGCTTTAGCGAGCGCTGTAGAGATTGCAGTTAAACCTAGGAAATCCAAATCCTTAGATGGGTTCTTAGAAGATAATATAATACCCATACATTCTAAATTTGGAGGAGTACAATGGCAGTAACAGTCGCAGAATTTTTAAAGGTTAGCAATGCTGAACCAGATACGTATGCTAAAGAGATTGCATACCTATGGAGTAAGTATAATAACCAACGAGCTACAAAGATAGAAGAGTGGAAAGAGTTACGTAATTACATCTTTGCCACAGATACTTCTAAAACATCTAACGCAACATTGCCTTGGAAGAATAAGACAACATTACCTAAGTTATGTCAAATACGAGATAACTTACACTCAAACTATATTAGCTCGTTGTTCCCAAATGATGAGTGGTTACGTTGGGAAGGTTACACCACAGAAGACAGCTTACTAGAAGTTGCTGAAGCAATAGAGGGATACATGCGTAATAAGACGCGTGTAAGCCACTACAGGACAGAAATAAGCAAGGTGGTATACGATTACATTGACTATGGTAATTGTTTCGCTACAGTTGATTTTGAGAACTCCTACACAGAGAACGCCCGTGGGGAGAAAACAGTAAAATACATTGGCCCTGTTCTCCGCAGGATTAGTCCCCTAGACGTAGTCTTCAACCCTTTGGCAGATTCTTTTGAAGACAGCTTTAAGATTATCCGCAGCATCAAGACTGTTGGTGACCTTAAGAAGATGGCTAAAGACCAGCCAGACAATGCTTACCTAGCAGAAGCTTTAGACCGGAGAGACCGTATAGCTAAGAACATGGCTGGACATTCTATTGAAGATAGACATAAAGCAGAAGCTTATGCTATTGATGGTTTTGGTAGCCTAACTGAGTATTACCAATCTGGTTACGTAGAGATACTAGAGTTCTGGGGTGACTTCTACGACACACAGACACATGAAGTATCAGAAAGTAAGGTTATAACGGTCATAGACCGAGCTGTAACCCTCCGTATTGATGACATCCCTAGTTGGATGGGCACTGCCCCTATATACCACGCAGGATGGCGTAGACGCCCTGACAACTTGTGGGCTATGGGGCCACTAGACAACTTAGTTGGTATTCAATACCGAATTGACCACCTAGAGAACTTAAAAGCTGATGCTATGGACATTGCTGTCTTGCCACCACTTAAAGTGATTGGAGAGGTTGAGCAGTTTAAATATGGGCCGGGGGTCAAGATTCATTGTGATGAAGGCGGGGACGTAGAGGAGCTTGGGAAGAATACCCAGTGGGTTATCACAGCCCTTAATGAGATAGCGTCCCTAGAGTCCCGTATGGAGCAATATGCAGGTGCTCCGAGTGAGGCTATGGGCATACGTACACCCGGTGAGAAAACAGCCTTTGAAGTTAACCAACTCCAGAATGCTGCTGGACGTATTTTCCAAGAGAAGATTAGTACGTTTGAGATAGAGCTACTAGAACCTACCCTCAATGCTATGTTAGAGACTTCTGCTAGGAATATGGATGCTGGGGATGTTATCTCTGTAATGGATGATGACTTTGGGGTAACTAAGTTCATGGAGATTGACAAGGACTTAATCACTGCTACGGGCAAGGTTAAGCCAATCGGCTCACGCCACTTTGCAGCACAAGCTCAGTTAATCCAGAACTTAAATATGTTAATGAACTCGCCTATGGGTCAATTACTAACTCCACACACGTCTAGCATCAAGCTGGCTAAGTTAATTGAAGATGCTTTGAACCTAGGTAGGTTTGATTTGTTCTCACCTAATATAGCCGTACAAGAGCAACAACAGACTCAACAGGCAATGCAAGCTACTCAAGAGGACGCTCAAGTACAACAAGAGTTAGCTGCTGGCGGAGACTTAGGGTGAAGATTAACTGGACTAAAGGTTTAGATAAAGACCAGACCAAGCAAATGGAGGACGCCTATGATGCGTCCGCCTTACTTCGTAAGAGGCTGGGGGAGTTACTAACTGATAAATATGAGACTTGTGAGAAAGTTTCTATATCTAAAGAGTTATACAACTCCCCTAATTGGGCTTACTTAAAAGCTGACGAAGCTGGTTATAAGCGTGCTATTTCAGAAATATTAAAAATAATTTAAAAATAATCTACACAAAACGTAAAATTCTAGGTATAATAGTATATACTAGAAATACTTTAATAATATTAAGGATATAAATAATTAATGTTTACTGATAAAGATGACCAATCTGATAAAGTAACAGAAACACCTTCAACTGTTAGCTTAGACGACCAATTAAAGTTAATTGTAAATTCAGAAGGTAAGCAAAAGTATGAGTCTGTAGACAAAGCAATTGCTGCTTTGAAAGCGTCACAAGAATTCATCCCACAATTAGAGAACGATAATAAAACCCTCAAAGAAAAGCTCGCAGAGCTTGAAGCGGAGTTATCTAAACGTTCAAGTGTAGAGGATGTAATTTCTAAACTTTTGCCAAAAGAAGATAAAGAAAAAGCAGAGCCAGCCAAGGGCACACCACCCGATAATGGTATCAACGAAAAATCTGTTGAAGAACTTTTATCTTCTCTATTAAATAAACGTGAAGCAGAAACATCTCGCAAGAGTAATCAAGAGACTGTTGAGAAAGCGTTTATAGAGAAGTTTGGAGATAGTGCAAAGACCAAGTTCTCTGAGTTAGCTAAAGAGTCTAACTTATCAATTGCTGAACTACAAGAGTTAGCCGCTAAGTCCCCGTCAGTAGTGTTAAGACTATTGCCAGAGTTTAAGCAAGCTCCTAAGACAACCTCTGGTGGATTTAATACATCAGCATTGTTTAGTAGACCGCAGCAAGAACAACCTTTGCAAGACCCCAACAAGTCACTGCTAGCAGGGGCCAACTCCAAAGAGGTACGAACCGCTTGGAGAGCACATGTCGAAGCAGTACATAAAAAACTAAATGTTGAATCATAATTGGAAAACAACTAAATGCAATTAACGAACAATACTCGTGCTTTTATCGAATCAGAGGTATATAGCTCCTTTATCATTACCAACTTACAAGATGGCTTAATGCCAGCCAGTTGGTATCGTGACGTAAGTGACTTCGGCTCTGGCGAAACATTAAACATCAAAACAATCGGCTCAGCTACTATCCAAGAAGTTGAAGAAGATACTCCTATTACTTATAACGCTATCGACACTGGCACAGTGACTTTAAGTATTACTGACTATGTTGGTGATGCTTGGTATGTTACTGACATCCTTCGTCAAGATGGCTCACAAGTAGAGCAATTGATGTCAGCTCGTGCAGCGGAAGCTACTCGTGCAATCCAAGAGAACTTTGAGACCCGTTACTTTGAAGTGTGTAATAGCGTACAAACTAACGCTAATGCTAACGCAGTAAATGGTTTTGCTCACCGCGTCTCTTCTACTGTAGCTACCTCTGGTTCAGAGAACAGCCTAAGCTTGTCTGACTTAATTAAACTTAAGTTAGCCTTTGATAAAGCTAACGTACCATACGCTGGTCGTGTTGCTGCTCTAGACCCAATCTGTGCTGCTACTCTAGATGAAAAAACTACTATTACACATGATGTAACTGAGTTTGGTAAAAACATCTTAATGAATGGTTTTGACCGTGACCACCAGTTCTTAATGAACTTGTACGGCTGGAACATTATCACCTCTAACCGCTTGGCTAAAGGTACATTCAGTGATGGTACTACCTCAGTATCTAATGCTGTAGCTAACGTGTTCATGTCTATCTTAGATGACAACACTAAGCCTATTATGGCTGCATGGCGTCAAATGCCTTCAGTCGAAGGTGAGCGTAATAAAGACCGCGCTCGTGATGAGTTTGTTACTCGTGCTCGTTGGGGTATTGGTGCACAGCGCTTAGATACACTAGCTATCTATATCACCTCAGCCGTTAACGTTTAAGGAGTAATTAATGTCTAAAGAATTATCAAGCCGTGGCGTATACGCTAACTATGGCACACGCGAAGTTGGTGGGGTGACAGGGGTTCAAAAGACCTCTGGTGCAGATAACGAGATTATCTTTGAGGTTTTCGCTGGCGACACTGTAGGCGACAACTATGCGTTCACCCTACCACCTTTCTACCTAGTTGAAGCCATCTATGTAGAAGTTGAGGAAGTGTTTGCAGCTAGTTCTACTGCTGATTTAAGTATCAACGGTGGTACAGCTCTAACTACTAAAATCCCATTAACCACTTTAGGTGTTGCTAGTTCAGCACTTACTGGTTTAGCTAACGTGAAAGGTGGTGCAACAGCAGTTGACCTAGTAATCACACCTAATGCTAATGCTCTAGCTTCTGCCACTGGTAAAGCTCGTGTAATGGTTAAGTTTAAGAAAGTATAATTAAGCGATAAAACCTAAGAAGGGGAGGCAATGTCCTCCCTTTTTTTATATCTAAAATTAAGGAGTAGTCCTTTGGCTATTGAACACGTAAACATAACAGACCCCAATATACATGAACCAAAGGGAGTGGCAGTAGCTACATCTGGTGAAGTTTATGTAGCCAATGGCTCTGGCTCAGGGGCATGGAGCTTACCTAAGGTAGCTGGACAAACAGGAGCTACAATAGGTCAAATATTCACATCAGATGGTGCTGGCAGTGGAGTATGGAGGCATATACCGCAAGGTTGGGGCTTCTATAAAGATGATGCAGCTTCCCAATCTTTTGGGACAACTTACGCCAAACTGTCTATTGATGCTGCTAACGTACTAACAGATGAGTCGTGGCTACCAAGAGTTATCCGAGGGGCTGGCAGTTTGTGGGATAGTGTGGCGGATAAAATAACCCCCATAAACATTGGGGATACGTACACAATAAGGATAGATTTACCTATTACGGTAACATCTGGTACACCAGATAAGATTACTTTAGGGCTTGACATAGGTGGGGCTGCCAGCCCTACAATATTTATTGTAGAAGATAATGTTAATGTCACTGGCTTTCCATCTACGTATTTACTGTCCTTATCTTACCCAATCTTTTGTAAAACAGATTTTAAGACTAATGGGGGTCAGATTTTTATAAAGTCTAATACTGGCACTATTCGGATACTAAAACCGGGGATATTTATTGACCGTAACACTGATGGGACATTCTAATGGCTAAGATGACGTTACTTGAAATGGTACAAGACATATTATCTGAAATGGATAGTGACGAAGTTAATAGCTTATCGGATACTGTCGAATCAGAGCAAGTCGCACAAATACTAAGAACAACTTACGCTGAGTTAATGTCGAATAGAAATTGGCCACACTTAGCAAAATTAATACAGCTTAACTCCTCTACTGACATCAATCTCCCAACGCACCAGACCTTAGGGGCTGATGTAAAGGAGTTACTATTTGTACGTTATGATTGCCGTAAAACAGGTATAACAAAACGTGACTACAAAGATATGAAGTACTTAGCCCCACTAGACTTTTTAACTAAAACAAATGCTAGGGACAGTGACTCAGCTAATGTGCTTATAGTTAATGACCCAACTAGTGTTGAGGTGTTGATACTTAATGACAAAGCCCCTGAGTATTTCACAAGCTTTGATGAAGAGACACTAGTATTCGATAGCTATGATTCAAATGTAGGTTCTACGTTAATCACAGACAGATTCCAGTGCCAAGCTTACGTAATGCCACAGTGGGTGCATGAAGACGATGCTTATCCAGACCTCCCCTCAGAGGCATTCTCAGCATTACTAGAGGAAGCTAAGAGTGTATGCTTCCATACGCTTAAGCAAGTTAACAATGATAAAGCAGAGCAGAAAGCACGTAGACAACAACGTTGGTTGTCACAGAAAGCTTGGGCTGTCTCTGATTTAGAACTTTACCCAGACTTCGGTAGGAAGCCTATTGGAAGTAGAAACAACCCATACATAAGGAAGGATTAATGTCTGAACAATATAAAGGCTATGAGATAGTCTCAAACCAATTCTCTAATAAGCTTATTAAGGCTATTGGCAAAGGTTCAGTACATAAAGAATTACGTGGGTTGTACACAAGCTTAGGTATGGCTAAACAAGCTATTGACTCTATAAAAGAAAACTCAAGTGAACCTACAGAAGAGGTGGTAAAAAATGTCACAACAAAAAACACCCGTAGAGCTAACTAACTTTTCTAAAGGTTTAATAACAGAAGCTAACCCACTATCCTTCCCCCCAGATGCGTCAATAGATGAGCTAAACTTTAACGCCAATAGAGATGGCTCTCGCTCAAGACGTTTGGGTATGGACTATGAAGCAGACTACTCCTTAATATCTACTGGGGAAACTACAGCAGATATATCAACGTTAGATGTTGGTGTGTACCGTTGGGAGAATGCTGGGAATAACTCAGACCTAACTATTGCTGTAGTGTGGGTTGGTAATGAACTACACTTCCACGACTTAGATGGGCAAGTCTTATCTGACGCTGAGTTGTTCAACAGTGTAACACTAAGTAGTTTTGACAAGTTCTCCCGTTTATCATTTGCTTCAATTGATGGTAACTTGGTCGTTGCTGCTGGTGCAGAGGAAGTCGCTATACTTTCTATAGGATTTGGTCAAGTACTAACTAACTATAAACGTTTACTAGTAAGAGACCTATTTGGTGTAGCTGATTTATACTTTGGGGAAACTGGGTTAGAAACCTTAGATTTACGGGACAGTAACAACATACAGTTCAGACCTAAGTTTAAGACAGACACGCACATATACAACTTACGTAACCAGAGTTGGGGTAATATAAGACGCCCTTACTTGGAAACTAAGCAAAGCTTTGACCCCATACAGAACTTCAACTCTGCTGCTTATGCATCTGATGATAAGTATACCGATATAAAAGTCGTTGGGGTTAATAATAACCTACTCCCATCTAACAGTGATGTAGTACATTACGCTATGATGGCTGATGGTAATGATGAACCAGCGGCAGATAACTTCTTCCCTAGGATGTTAATACAAGACCCAATAGGTAATATAGAAGCCCCAAGAGGTTACTTCATAATTGATGCCTTACGGAGAGGCACATCTAGGCTATCTGCTTATAAAGATTTAATGGCTAGGAATCCACCAGCAGGTACAGTAGAAGGTCTACGTGTAGACATTGATACATTACCAAGTGACATAACCCCTACAGGGGCTTCCCAGATAGAGGAGTTCGCAGGTAGGGTGTGGTATGCTGGATTCTCTGGCCAAGTAATAGACGGAGATGACTACAGCCCAAGATTAAACAGCTATGTATTGTTTAGTAGGTTAGTGTCTAACACCACAGATATTAACAAGTGTTACCAAGAGGGAGACCCAACATCAGAAGACACCCCAGACATAATAGACTCAGACGGAGGCTACGTAAGAGTCTCTGGTGCTTATGGTATAAAGAAACTCTTTAACATAGGGGGTGGGCTAGTAGTACTAGCTAAGAATGGCGTGTGGGTAATCCTAGGGTCTACAGAGGATGCAGGTTTTACTGCTACTGGCTACCAAGTAGCTAAGATAACAGACTACCCGATACTCTCAGCTAAATCCGCTGTGCCAGTTGATTCAGGTTTATTATATTGGAGTGACGATGGTATCTACTTATTAGCTAAGAATGATATTGGAGCTTACTCAGTAAAGAACTTAACACAACCAACAATACAAACTTTCTATGAGTCTATTAGCTCAGAAGAGAAAGATAAATGCGTAGGAACATTTGACCCTTATGAACGTAAGGTTAGATGGTTATATGGGGATAACAAAGAACTCATCTTTGATACTAACTCTGGTGCATTCACCAAAAATGAGATTAGTACATTAGGTGGGTTACTTAAAGCCCCTGTACGCACAACATCCTTCTCCTCTGGCACAAGAACTGAAGATGTTATTGTGGGTGGTGTGCAAGTTGTGGTTGGAGCTTTAGAGGTACAGTTTACAGAGTCGATACGCCAAGGTGGTTTTAGGAGCATAAAATATCTAACCACAGTTGATGTCAGTGGAGACTCTTCTTATACTTTCTCTCTATACGATAACCAGAGCTTCAAAGATTGGGAGTTATATAATGGGGTTGGTGAAGATGCGGAAGCCTATTTAGTTACTGGCTATATGTCTGGTGGTGATTCCCAACGCAACAAGCAAGTCCCTTATATAACTACCCACCTATTACAAACAGAGACAGGGTTAGACGTAGACTTTAACTTAGTTAATCAGTCTAGTTGTTTACTGACCTCTCAGTGGGATTGGACTAACAATGCCAATTCAAATAGGTGGGGTAGGGAGTTCCAAACCTATAAGCTAAGCAGACATTACATCCCAGAGGGTTCGTCTTTTGATAATGGGCACACAGTAGTGAGCACTAAACATAAGTTACGAGGGAAAGGTAAGGTGGTTAGCCTTAGGTTTAGAACTGAGCCAGAAAAGGATTGCCGTATACTTGGGTGGTCTATGATTGTAGGAACTAATGTAAATGTCTAATTTCTTTAT